ATTATCATTATCATTTTTATTTCTATCATTATCATTATCATTATCATTTTTATTTCTATCATTATCATTTTTATTTATATCATTATCATTTTTATTTCTATCATTTTTATCATTTCTATCATTTTTATCATTTCTATCATTTTTATCATTTTTATCATTTCTATCATTTTTATCATATTCATATTCTGAATCAGATTGATCATCCTCAATATCAAGTACATTATAAAAATTTTCTGCCATTTTAATAGTTATAATATAAATTTATTCTTTTAATTTAATATATGAATTATTTGAAAAAAAATGATCGTGAATATATTTTAATTGGAATATGGGATAAATCTGGTTTTGATAGTAAAGGAAATAAATTTAAAAAACCCAAAACAGAAGTAACATGGGATGGACAAAATTTTTTTGAAGCAAAATTATTAATTTTAAATTTATTACTAAAAGAAACAAATAATTTTACATTATATGAGAAACCTCTGGATTGTTTAATTTGTAATGAAAAAAAAATAAATACAGGACGGTATGTTTATAAAAATTTTATATGGGAAGATGGACTAGAACATTATGTTAAAATACATAATTTTTGCCCACCAGAAATTTTTATGGATCTAGTATTTTTTTATAAACCAGAAAAAAAAATTAAAATAAAAGGTAAAAATTCAACATCAAATTCAACATCAAATTCAACATCAAATTTAGATTATATAAAAATTAATCAAAATCAAATGTTAATTTTTGATGCTTTATTAAAACATGGTGGATATACTAAAAAATATATTGATCTAACTAATTCAGATATTTTAAGATATTCCGAACATACAGGACTATTAGATTTTAAGATGAATTTATTAGAAAGAGTAGTTGTAGCTGGTAATACAACACGCGTTGATAAAGGAGATGAAGAAATATTTTTACCAAGAGATTTGTCAGATCTAAGAGAATATGAATATATATTTCATACACATCCACCAACACCAAAACCAGGTGGTCGTGTAAATCAAGGTATATTATATGAAGTACCAAGTATTGGTGATATTCTACATTTTATTGATTCATTTAATGATGGAAATATTTGTGGATCTTTAGTTGTAACAGCAGAAGGAATATATAATATAAGAAAAAAAGATTTAAATCATGAAAAAATATTTGTAAATGAAGATAAATTATTTAGAGATTATAACTATGTTTTTGAAAGAATACAAGAGGGTGTTATAAATAAATATGGTACAAAATTTACAACAGAAAAATTTCATAATAAAATTGCAAAAGAAAGACAATATTTTGATTCATTTAATGAAATATTAAATAAATATTTAATACAAATTGATTTTTATCCAAGAATAAAACATAAATCACAGTGGATTTTAGATAAAATTTATCTACCCCTGTATTGATTAAATGGATTATTAAATGGATTATTAAATAATTTATTTTGTTTTGATTTGTTATGAATTATAAAAATTACTCCAATAATTAATATAATTATAAAAAGTACAACAAAAAAAATCAAAAGTATATTTGTTGTTTTTAGTGAGTCGGTTTCAGAATTTAAATTTTCATTATTTGTTTTTAAATTATTTATTTCTTCACTTTGTATCTTTATTCGATTTTGTAGATCAAATCTATCAGTTAGATTATTTCCTAATAAACTATCAATATCATCTAAATATATTAATATATCATCAGAATCTTTATTATTACAAAAATTATTAAATTGTTTTATATTATCTCTTATATTATTTCTGACTTGTATTATAATATCAATATATGATTTTAAAATGTCTTTTGTTTGTTTTAATCTAATAATATTAATATTATTATTTGTTGAACAAATATTTTTTTTTGTATCATTAGATATTGCATATTGTGTTGCAACAGTGCAATCAAAATTAATTTTAGTATATAAATTAATAATATTTTTTATCATTGTTTTAATTTCTGGTTTTAATAATAGATCATATGAACATTTAAATTCATCAGCTGCATTTTGACATTTAGAAAATTTATTTTTAACATTATTAACTGAAGATAATAATTCTTCTGATGTAACATTACATGTATTTAAACTTGACAATAAATTGATTTGATTATTATCAGTTATTCCATCAATTACTTGTTTATTTGTATAAACAAAAGTATTCGGATTTAGTAATTTACTATAATTAAATATTTGTTTATCCATTATAAAATTAATAAATATTTTTTATATAAAATTAACTTTTTTTTTGTATACATAAATTATTATTAAAATGCATCTCTCTGATAGAGGAAAGAAATTCTTATATGGTTTAATTGTAATTGTAGTATTAGCTATCATCTATATGTTACTTAGTTCTCCCGAAAGATTTGATACTGTTAAAGGTACAAATGAAGTAACAGTGCCTGCAATATATGATAATGAATCAGGTACATTAATGTCGGGATCACAATTTTTAGGTGTTCCTCCAGAAGTAGCAACTGCATGGGGATCTGTTTATGGTGATAAACCAGAAACAAATAATCCTAATGATGATATTGATTTTAATACAGTTCCTTGTAGTAGATCATGTTGTTCACCTCAATATCCACCACCATTTGATCTTCCTGTAAATGATGGTGTTGATGGTTCTAAATATCAATCAAATAATATGTTTTGCAATAACAATTTAGAAAATTCAGCTTGTTTATGTTTAACTCCATCACAATCTGATTGGTTACAATCACGTGGTAATAATTGTAAAGGTAAATCTTGTGGAATGTAAATGGAGTTAATAAATGGTAAACGCAATAATAAATATAATTTTTGCGTATTAATTTTAGATAATTAATCTTAATATATATTATCTAAAATGCATTATTATGAAAGAAATATTGTAGAAATAAAAACGGAATATACAATTTTTTTAATTAATATAATGGCTCCATTAGTTTATGAAGGTATAAAATCAATGTATGATAAAGCAATAGAAGTTGATAAAGAAACAGAACAAGCCGTTTTACAAGGATCTATTAATGAAAATCCTGGTGTGTTAAAAATATTTCAACATTTTCTTAAAAATGTTCAAACATTAAATTCACAATTAATTGAAGCAGAATATATTAGAATTAGAGATTCAAGTAAACACGCTGATATATTTGAAAAATTAATTAGAGCAACATTTAAATCATATATTGTTTTATTAACATATAATGCTTCTGATAAAGAATGTAAATTAGTTAATGAAAAATTCCATGATAAAATTAATATTAAAGATTTTATTCATAAAGTTTATGTTGAATCAGCAAAAAATATATTTTTAAATCCTGAATTATTCTGGCATCAATTTCCAACAATTGACCAACAAAAAAATAAGAGAGAATCAATATCAATTATAAAGGAAGCTATTAAAGAAGCATTAATTAAAGTTTTACCTCTTAATGATATTATTACAGAATATCTTAAAAATGATTATGTAATTCAAACAGAAGAAACAAAAGAAAATAAAGTAAGAAAATTATTGATTGATGAAGATCAAATAGAAAATAAACACAACATAAATTTTTTTGATGATAATGATGAGCCAAAGGAAGAACATAAAGATGAATTAATGGATAAATTAAATAAAAGTGTTTCTAAATTAGATATGATTATAGATGATAATACGAAAGCATTTGAAGATAATGAATATAATGAAAAAATGAATAAATTTGCATCATTAGATTTAGGTACAAAGAAACACCAACAAATTGAACAAAAACACTCACAAATAGAACAAAAACAACCACAGCCACAGCCACATCCACAACCTCCACAACCTCCACAACCTCCACAAATAGAACAAAAAAATCCAGAACAAGATTTAAATGAAATTAAGATATTAAAATCAAATATAAATGAGAAAGAATATTATGATGCGCTATTTATGTAAATTAAATTCGTTTATATGTAATAATATCATAGTAAGGAGGACCTTTAATTATATTTTTAGCTTTATCAGAACCATCCTTATATAAATATGCTGTTAAGCAATAACGATTAACTGAAACAATAAAAATATTAATACTTGAACCTGCTACTCTATATAATTCTTTAATTACTTTATCTATATTTTCTATGTATTCTAACACACAACTTATAAAAAAAACTTTTGAATTTGATTTTTGTTTTATAAGATATTCAAATAAATCACTTTTTATACCATTTTTACATTTTTGAGCACCGGTTAAATCAATTGTTTCATCACCACAACCATATGTGTCTAAAAATTTATTAAAGAATTTAGTTCCTTTACCATTATAAGGATCACCAATTACAACTAATGGTCTTTTAATTTTTTTTGCTCTCATTTCAGCAAGTCGAAAAATTTTTATTCTTTCATATTGTCTTTTTATTGTATGGTATGTTTCATTTATAATAATAATAATAAAAATAATAATAAAAATATACAAAATCATAATAAATATATATCACAAAAAATTTTTATATAAATCATAATAATATATAAAAATCGATGTTAGTTGAAATCTTAAAAAATCCTGTAATATTTGGTTTATTAGCCGGTGCAATTGTCTATAATTATATGGCTTGGAATAGAAAAAAAGAAATTGAGAAAAGATTAAAAAAAGGAAAAAAAATTAAAGAATCACAAAAATATAATGATATAATTATTCCATCAATTGTTGCAGTAATTGTATGGTTTATTTCATTTGCATATTTTAATCATAAAGAAGAAAAATTAGGTAATATTGGACAAATTAGTCAACCAATGAATAATCTACAAATACAATCTAAAATAAATATTCCAACAGTTCAATCATTACAACCACTAAATGCATCACCATCTGAAATTGCACATTCATTTACAATGGTTAATAAAACTGCTACTGGTGTAACTATGCCTCCAGATGTTCTTATTTAATTTTTTTATATGTTTACTCTTTATTTTTATGTTTATTTTTATGTTTACTTTTATTTTTATGTTTATTTTTATGTTTACTCTTTATTTTTATGTTTACTTTTATTTTTTTTTATCTTTAATTATATGTATAATGGGTATAAAAGATATTGATTTACGTAATGGTTCATCTTTACCAATTCGCCAATTTAAATTTGAAGAATTTGTTGAAAATCCTGCAATTGTAATGGTAGCAAAACGTGGTTCGGGTAAAAGCTGGGTTGTTCGAGCCATTATGCATCATTATAGAAAGATCCCTGCAGGGATGATTTTATCACCAACAGATAGAATGAGTTCTTTTTATAATAATTTTTTTCCTGATTCATATATTCATTATGAATATAAAACAGAATTAATACAAAAAATTTTAGCAAGACAAACTGAGATGATTGAAAAAAAAGCAAAACGAGAAGAAATAGGAAAAACATTAGATGATCGTGCATATATTATAATGGATGATTGTTTATCATCTAAAGGTTCATGGATGAGAGATCAACCAATTCAAGAATTATTATTCAATGGAAGACATTATAAAATAATGTATATATTAACTATGCAATATCCACTTGGTATTACACCAGAATTGAGATCAAATTTTGATTATTTTTTTTTATTAAAAGAAGAAACTGTTTCAAATCAAAAAAGAATTTTTGATCATTATGCTGGTATGTTACCAAATTTTAATTCTTTTGTACAAGTTTTTACAAAACTTACATTAGATAATAATTGTATGGTTATTGATAATAGGAAAAAAGTTAATAATCCACTTGAAAGGATATTTTGGTATAAAGCTCCAGATCTTACACGTGTACAAGTTAAAATAGGATGTAAACAGTTTCAATTATATCATAAAAAAAATTATGTCAAGGATTGGAAAATTTCTAATTTAAATAATAAGATAGATTATGGATCATGGTGTTCACAAATTAGAAAATCAAAAGCTATTATTGATGTAGAAAAACAAGAAGTAGATGATGATGGACAAGTAATTGATCCTAAACAAAAAGCTTTACAAAAATTTAGAAATAGATAATTTTTTTATTAATTTACTAATATAATGAATAGTAAATTAATAGGTGTTATTATTTTATTAATAGGATTTTTAATTCTATATATTGATCAATATTATAGATACAAAGAAAAAGAAAAACCATCAGAAAAAATTATATATAGATATTTACCTAAATCATATCAAGATGAATTAAATGAACCTGTTTTCCCATCTGATGTATTTGAAACAATGTTTTCTAGACCTGATCCATGGATTATGAGTTTAAATGATCTTGATAAAAGAAAAACAGAAAAGATTAATAAATATTTTGTTAGTGCACTTTGATTTGTGTTTATTGATTTATTTTTGTGTTTATTGATTTATTTTTGTGTTTATTGATTTATTTTTGTGTTTATTGATTTATTTTTGTGTTTATTGATTTATTTTTATGTTTATTATTAAGTTAACTTGTATTAATTATTTTGTTTCATCTTTGCTAAAAGTTGTTTAGCTTTATTAATATTTTCACTAACCGTTTTAACATTAGATTCTGTTTGTTTAACTTCATCAACTTTAGATTTAGAAGCTAATTCAGTTGTATTAGCAGGTTTTTTAAGTTCTTCCATGCGTTTTTCTTCAAGACGTTTACGAAGTTTATCTTTAATCGCAAGATTATTATGTTGAGATTTCTTTTTTGGTGTAGAAGTTTCAGTTGTATTTTCAGTTGTATTTCCAGTTGTTTCTACAGTAGATGCTTCAGACGTACCTTGTTTAATTAATTCTTCTTTGCGTTTTCTATTTTCTTCTTTACTATCATCAATCAATGATTTTTTCTTACCAATTAATGCATTCATTTCATTAAGTTGTTTTTGTTGACGATCTACTACAGTACGACTAATCCCATCCATTAGTTCTTGTTCTTTTGTATTATCAAATTTTTCAGATTGTACATATTTACGATCTGATGGATTTGGATCCCATGCATACCATTTACCATTTGTCATAACAAATACATCAAAATATTTATCAATTAATTGAAGTTCTTTAGCTGCACGATCAGCTTCTTCATATGTACTAAAAATTGCAGGTTTACCTTTATAATTACGAATTTTAAGTGCTCTGATATTACAATTCATAATTCCTTCTGGTGAAGCAAAAGATACTAGAATATAATTAATATTATCACCATTAACTGGATCCTCATCTAGATTATCAATCTTAGTATATTTTGCCATATCTTCTTCGTATGTAGATGTTTGTTGATTTGTCTCTTGGCTTGTCTCTTGATTTGTCTCTTGGTTTACTTGATTTGTGTTTGTTTCTCCATTAACTACGTGTTGTGAATTTTCGGTTTCCATTAATATAATGTAAAATATAATTATTTATTGTTTAAATATATTTGATATTTAAAATGAAGGATGATATGGCCAGTTTAAATCTATACATATTTTTCTCCAAATTAAATCTTGCATTTTAAGTTTATCTCTACTTTTTAATAAACCAAAATATTTTGCATTATTAAGCATACGATTAAGAACATCTGTTTCGCCATTTTGTTTGGCAAAATCTGCTAAAATTAAGAATAATTTATGTAGAGTATATGAATAATTAAGACAATTTGATCTATTTTTTGGTTTATATTTTTTAAATGGTTTTTCAGTATCTTTAAACATATTTTTTACTTTTTCTTCTTCATCACGTGTTAATGAAGGTGGTGGTGTATCTGTTACAGTTGAAAAAATTAGATAACAATGTTCATAATAAATATTCAATCTATATTTTTTAAGAATTTTTTTAATTATTGTTGGATTAACATCTTCTTTTTCAATTAACATTTTTTTTAATTCAACATCAATTAATGTATAAATATCTTTAGGAATAATTGTTGTTTGTTTACCTTGAAATTGATTTAATCTTTCAATTAAATGATTAATTGTTTTATAGGGATATTTGGGTTTTTCATTCATTGAATCTTTATGTGATGGAATTTCACTTTCAATTATAACATATTCAAATTTGCCACATTTTTGACATACATAAATACCTTCTGATTGTATTAGAGTTTTTTCAATATTACAGGATTGACATATTTTTATTGGAGATAATTTAGTTTTTTTACAACTAAAAATAGGATCATTTAACATTAGATATTGATTTTTTAATGTACCTTTTTCAACTATAATTGATGGCATTAATTCTTCTGTATTTGTATCTCCGTTTTCTGTATTTATTGTATTTGTTGAATTTGTTGAATTTGTTGATAAAAAACTTAAAATAGATTTACATTCAACTGTTTCTTCTTTATTTTTTTTTCGTTTTTGTTTATTATGTTTTATTTCTTTTGTTATTCCTTGATCAAATGAATTTAATTTATCAAGAAAATCATCTGTATCATTATCATCTAATAATAAATTATTATCCTCATTATCACTGATTTCATCTATATCATCAATCTTACTATCATCTTTATAATAATTCAATAAAATATCACTATTTTTAACAAAATAATTTAATTCATCATTTAATATATCAATATTTTTATTTTCATTTTCTAATTTTTTTCAAGTGATTTTAATTTTTCTTTTAATAAATATTTTTTTTGTTTATTTATATCATATAATCTTCTACCTTCATTAAAATTCTCAATAGTTTCTCTATGTATTTCATCTAGTGTACCACGCTCATTTGCTACTTTAACCTTTGTAGGTTTTGATTTAAAAACAGACATAAATTGTTATCAATAAATTTAAATTTAGATATATTTGTTTAAGTAAAAATAAAGCAAATATTTTTAACACAAAAAACGAGTTTAATAATAAGTTTAATAATTATATATAAAAGTGTCATTGATGCCTAATTATATGTAAGATTAATTAATTTTAAGATAAGTTTTAATATAGTTTTAATAATTTTTTTTCTAAAACCAAATATATACTAAAATGGGTGGTGGATTAATGCAATTAGTTGCTTATGGTGCTCAAGACGTTTACCTTACAGGTAATCCTCAAATTACATATTTCAAAGTTGTCTATCGCAGACATACTAACTTTTCTATGGAATGCATTGAACTTCCATTAGACTCTGCCAATTTTGGCAAGAGAAATACTGTTCAAGTTCTCCGTAATGGTGATCTTGCCACAAGAATGTACATCCGTGTTATTCTTCCTGAAATTGATACAACCAATGCTCCTTTTGTAAACAACGATGTATACAATACTCGTGTTGCATGGGTTAAACGTGTTGGTCACGCTCTTATCAACAACATTGAACTCACAATTGGTGGTTCCCAAATTGATAAACACTGGGGTAACTGGATGGATATCTGGTATGAACTTACCCACACTGTTGATCAAGAACGTGGCTACCGTGCCATGATTGGCGATGTCCCAGAACTCACTGAATTACGTGGTGCTAATGCTAATGGTGAGGTTATCCTTCCCGAATACGAACTTTACATCCCTCTCCAATTCTCATTCAACCGCAATACTGGTCTTGCTCTTCCTCTTATTGCTCTCCAATATCACGAAGTTCGTTTCAATATTGAATTCAACACAGCTTCTGAACTTTTAGTATCATCTGGTGTTAATGCTTTAAGCGGTTTAAATCAACTTAACTTCGTTAATGCTGGTTTAATGGTTGATTATATCTATCTTGATTCTGAAGAACGTCGCAGAATGGCTCAAGTTGGTCATGAATACCTTATTGAACAACTCCAATATAACTCTGCTGATAGTACCGGTTCTGGTGGTAGTCAAAAACACAAGCTTGAATTCAATCATCCTACCAAGGAAATTGTTTTTGTTCCCCAACTTGGTTGCTGGAACGTTGATGGTGGTGGTCAAGCATTCCTTACCTATTCTGGCGAACGTGATGAAGATTCTGCCGTTGAATATGGTGCCCAAAACGTTGGTGCTGGTATGTTCATCTTTGCAGAAGGTGCTGCCGCTACTACTTTAATAGCAACTTCTAACTGGACTCAACTTACATTACCCATAGTTAATGCAAATTCATCATCTTATGTTAAACCAACAACTGGTGTTCCAGCCGGTATCGATATTACTGTTTTAGTTAATAACATTGACACTGTTGCATCACCCGCCGGTTATGGCAATTTATATGTAAACAATGAATGCCTTGGTAATAACAGTGTATTTCTTGCTGACAAGATTAGCTCTGTTCTTGTAACAATTACAATCAATAATACTACTTTAAGAGTTAGTTCTAGAAATGCCGCTACTGGTGTTGTAGCAATGAATCTAGTTACTGCCACACAACTCCTTCTTCCAACGGATGCCGTAACTGTTATATCCCACAGCCTTACTCTTGCTGATCTTTCTGTACCAGTAGATGATCTTGATGATGCCCGTGCCGAAGCTGTAGTTAGTGCTACTGCAGTGCGTGATGTAACCGTCCAAGATCCTACCAATTATGGTCTTGATCTTAATGGCAATGGTAACCTTGTAAGAGATGCTCAACTCAAACTCAACGGTCATGACAGATTTGATATCCAAAACGGACCTTACTTCAACTACGTTCAACCCTACCAACACCATACTCGTACCCCAGCTGATGGTGTTAACGTATACTCCTTCGCTCTTAACCCCGAACAACACCAACCTTCTGGATCTGCTAACTTATCTCGCATTGATACTACTCTCCTTAATGTATTCTATAAAGATAATCTTAGAACTGACGATGATGTTCAAATCACTTCATTATTCTCTAACAGCAATGTTAACATCTATGCATTCTCATACAATGTTCTCAGAATTATGAGCGGTATGGGAGGGCTTGCTTACGCAAACTAGAATGTGTGTTATTTATTATGCTATTACTCTTTTTCAAAAATTAGATATTTATTTGTATATAGTTTTTTACTAAAAATTGAATTCAAAATGTGTTAAAATTGATATTAATATTTCTCATTATATTAATATTATGGAACGTAGTGCAAAGAAAGTTGTTTATGCGAAGCCTGTAGACGATACTGAAGACAGAAAGATAATCGAAAGAGTTATTGAAGATCATGATTATGAACCAATGGATGCTACAAAGTTAAAAAAATTCATTGAAGAAAAGAGACATAAGATCAAACGTTTTCCTAAGAAACCAACAAAGATTGTCGAGAATCAAATAAATAATCAAATAAATAAAGTAAATAAAACTGAACCTGATATGCATTTCATATTTAAATCTGATGATGCATCAGAAGAAGAAATTAAACTAAAAGGAGAAATTAAACTAAAAGAAGAAATTAAATTAAAATCATCAATAAAGAAACCAACAAAGATTAAAGAAGAAATTAAAAAAGATGATTCCGATGATGATTCAGAAGAAGAAATTAAACCAAAAACATCGATAAAAAAACTAGTAAATAAATCAACAAATAAACCAGAAAAAGTGAATGATAAATCGGAGTCCGAAGAAGAATTATTATCAAAAATCCAATTATTAAATCAAGAATTATTCAAAGAAAATTCAAATAAAAGTAGAAATGAAACAATTAAGAATGCATGGAAAACTTTATCTGAATATGAATTACCAAATAATAATAATCTTATTATTAAGAAATCACACCCAGGACATTTTGTTACAATGGGATGTAATGCTGGATCATTAAAAAATCCACATTGGTTAGTTGTTGATAAAAAAACTAAAGAAGAATATTATATTTTGTACTGTGAAACTAATGCATATACAAAGTTTTCAGTTGAAGATTATAAAGAAGTTATTAATCCAATTGAAAATAAATATCCAACATGGCATATTGAAAAAATTGGTTATATACAAACTAAAAATTATATTACACGAACAACTGTTTATCTCCACCAAATTATCTGTAAAAAACATAATGAAAAAAAATATGCAACTCTATCAGTAGATCATAAAAATCGTGATAAACTAGATAATAGAAAAGAGAATTTAAGATTTGCTACTCAATCAGAACAGAATCAAAATACAGATAAAAGAAATAGAAAATATAATGCAAAGAAATTACCAGAAGGATTAAGACAAGAAGATATGCCGAAATATGTTTTATATTATTCAGAGATGTATGGTACAAATAAAGATAAGTTTAGAGAATGGTTAAATATAGAAAAACATCCTAAACAAAATGAAAAAAGATGGTCGACATCTAAATCTATAAAAATTTCAATTAAAGAGAAATTAGATCAAGCCAAAGCAAAATTAGAAGAATTAGATTTATAATTTATTTTATTTATAATTTATTTTATTTATAATTTATTTTATTTATAATTTATTTTATTTATAAAAATCCATACAAATTTCAGAATCAGTTTCAGTTATAGGATTAAGAAACTTTTCAATATCATTCTGACCCAAATTTCTCTTAGATATTTCTTTATGATTAGTTAATAAATATGTATTTATAAAATTATAAGAATGTAAAATTTGTTCACATGTTTTTGCACCAGTAATTACAATTGGACCTTTTTCAAAAACAAAAATAGAAATTTTATCTTTTCCACATTTATATTTAATATCAACTGAAGAATGTGATTCTGGATTATATGTAACCTCATGTTCATCTTTGATAAGAAGTTTATGAAGATTTGGTCTATTAATTTTAACTGGGAATATGAATTTGCTAACAATCATAGCTACATAGATATTTTTAATTTGTTCTAATTTTAATAAAGATGAATCATTACAAAATGGTTTTTCTTCAATTTTCATTGTTGTTGGATTTACAATAGCTTTTACTTTTTTTAATTCTTCATAAATCTTTTCAACAGTATCTAAAGCATTCTTAACAACCTTACATCCAGTTAATTGCATCGAACCATTTGAAAATAATTTAATATTAACAGGTCGATCTTTTTTATCATCAATCATAATCTTTATAGATACTTGATTAAAAAATACCTTCTTCTTCTTCTTAATTTTTTTTCCACGTTTGCGTTTAGACAGAGTTCTATTTGTCATATTATCACCAGTTCTTCCATATTTAATATCAATAATAGATGTTGGACTGAGATCAATATATTTTGCGATATTTGCAACATTAAAAATAATTGGTGTATCACAAATAATAGTCATTGTATTAATTGTCACATCTGATGGTAATACTGACTTTTTAATATCTATCTCAAGTTTTTTCTCTAATTTACTTTTAATATCTGTCATTTCTATGTTTTATATAAATAAATATTGTTAATTAATAACTATTTAAATCAATTTTTTATTTCTATAATTCTATAACCTCCATCATTTTTTGTTGCTCGTTATCTTCTGTTTTATTATCTGTATATTCTATTCCAAGTTCTTTGATTTGTGATTTTACATCTTGTGCAAATTGTTGTATCTCCTCATTATGCATATAAGCCCTTCCAGATTTACTAATAAAATTGTTACAAATAAAAGTTTTATCATATGATTTTGTTCTATCTAATTTGGAGATAGCATTATATTGAATACAATTTTCAAGTATTTCCATATTAGTTTTAATAATATTATTATTATATTTTTCTTCTTCTTGTTTACGTAATTTTTCTACATCTTCTGGATGATTCCATTTTTCATAAAATTGGTTGTTAAATGTTGCATACATTATCTAATTGATAATAATTGATATAATCAATAATATTTTCTTTATAAAGTTTATATATCAATTTTTTATAATTAAAGATATAAACAAATATAAACAAATATAAACAAATATGGAGACAAAGATGGAGACAAATATGGAGACAAAAATGGAAACAAATATTATACAAATGGAGACAAAAATTTTATCATTTGATGTAGGTATCAAAAACTTGGCTTTTTGTTTAATGACAAAGAAAGATGATTTAGTTGTTGTAAAAGATTGGAATATAATTAATCTTGTTGAAGATAGAAATCTATGTTGTTATGAATTAAGAACAAAAAATAAATGTGGTAAAATTGCTAGATTTACATCAAATGGATTAACTTTATGTAAAGCACATTCTACAAAATTTATTCCAACCATAGATAAACTAGAAGATAATAATACTTTTATTTGTAATCATTTAAAATGTAAAAATCCAGCTACAGTTGTGATTTCCAATAACAAAGAGTGGTCCTTTTGTGATAAACATGAAAAAGATACAAAAAAAATTTTAACACAATTTAAACCTAAAAAACTTCAAGGACAAAATTGTTCTCAACAACCAATACAAGAACTTGCTGTTAAATTATTTACAAAATTAGATTTATTTAAAGCATTTTTAGATGTGGATGAAGTATTGATTGAGAATCAACCATCATTAATAAATCCAAATATGAAAACAATTGCTACCTTATTATATTCATATTTTGTATTTAGAGGTATAATTGATAGAAATGTAACAAATTCGATAATAAAAAATATTAAATTTATTTCACCATCAAATAAATTGAAAGTTATGAAAGGTGTAACCGATGAAAAATTAGGAACAGCTAAAGATAAAAGGGAGGAATATGAAATTACAAAAGGATTAGGATTAATTTATTGTCAGACATTAATTAATGAAGATGAAAAGAAATATCTAGAAGTACATTTAAAGAAAGATGATCTTTGTGACTCTTATCTACAAGGATTTAGATATCTATTTATTAATGGTATACCAAATTTTTATGAAGATAAATTAAGATCAATTAGTCAAGATAAACTTAAAATTGATGAGATTAAAAAAACAAAGAGAAAGACAAATACAAAGACAAAGACAAAGACAAATACAAAGACAAAGACAAATACAAAGAAAGACAAAGAAAAATAAAAAAAGATAAGAATAAAGATAAAAATGAAAATAAAAATAATTAATTATTATCAATAATAGTTTCCTCATAATAAGATAATAATGGAATTTGTGGAGGAATATTAATTTTTGATGTCATTGTTTGATTCAATTTAGGATCACGAAATTTTTCAATCTTTACTGGGCCACCATATCTTTCAAGACATTCTCTTTGACCCGCTGGTTTAATTAAACATTCTACTCCATATATATCCTTATATAATTTTTTAATTAGAGAATTTCTAATTTGTTTTCTATATTCATCAATTTGATTATTATATGCTAACATACAAGACCAAGTACAAAAATTACCAAAGACATAAAAATTATTATTATGATACTTTTCTGGTAAAAATAATGGCGCTGTATCAAAGTTATAACAACAATGCCAACATGCAATTATTGTTTTTTCAACACATTGTAATTGTTTATTAGTATTTAAATTAATCAATCCAATATTTACTAATGTTTTTTTTGTTTCCTTTGTAATTGTCAGAATATTTTCTTGTGAAATATTTTTAAAATTTTTGATATTATCTTTTAAACTTTTAATAATTGCATCACGTTTATTAATCTCATCAATTAAATGATTAATATCAGTTTTCTTTTCAATATCTGTCATAGTTGTATCATCAAAAGTATCATTACTAGATTCAGAATCTCTCATTGTAAAAATATTTTTTGTATCAGTTGGTTCATCATCAAAAAGTGGTAAATGTAAAACTAATTCTTCCTCATTATTTACAGGAACCACTTTTTTTGACTTTACATGTGGAGTTTTTTGAATAGGGGGGCGACCTCTCTTTGATTTAATAATTTTATCATTATCATCCGATTTTTTAGGCGGCATATATTATTTAATATATAGAACATATATCTTTATATTAAATTGGAGATTAAAAATCAATTTTTTTATTTTAACACTGCAAATAATCATAAATAATTATCTTGAACCAACATTAACATTTGGTTTTTTACCTTTTGTAGATGATCCAAAGGAAATTGATGATGCTTTAATTGTATTTTTATTTAATAATTGATTTTGTAGAGTTTTATTTACTGAGATTACACTACGAGAAGATTGATTTGATAGAGTTGATCTTGAATCTGATTCAACTTGTTGTGTTTGTTGTTTTTGTTGTTTTTGTTGTTTTTGTTGTTTTTGTTGTGTTTGTTGTTTTTTAGGACTTGCTGTTTTTCTTCTATCCGATGAATGTCTATCAGACGAATGTGGACTTTGTTGGCTCATTTCTAATCTTTGTTTTAATTTATTAAATTTATCATCATCGTCATTTAACATTTTTTCTAATTGTTGATATTCAAGTTCTTGACGTTTTAATTCCTCTAAATCTTTAATCTTTTGTACTGTATTTGAATGTTCTTTTTCAAATAAATCATCAAAACCAGTATTTGATTTTTGTTGACTTTGTTGATTAGGTTGACTTTGTTGATTTTGTTGATTAGATTGATTTTGTTGATTTTGTTGATTAGATTGATTTTGCGTGGGTTGATTTCCAGCGGCAGCTTTGGCGCGTAATTTTTCTAATAATACTTCATCATTTTCAACTTTACTTGCTACACCAGGAATAAATTTATGTGCGTTATTTTTACCACCTACAATAACAACAGTGCCAATTAAAGTTACAAATAATCTCATCCATGGATTCATTTTTTTACCAGGTACATTATAATGTTCATAAACCTCACCTAAAATTTCATAATAAGTATTCTTATCAGAAGATACTTCATTTGATAAACCCTTTAAACTAAAATCAAATGGATTATAACGATTATTTACTAATTCTACACCTTTAACTGCACCAATTAAAATATGATTATATAATTGCATCCAATTACGTTTTGTACGAATACTTGTATGCAATTCATATTCATATTTCATCATATAATAATCATCGTTGATTGAATAATTTGTTACTTTACAACCTAGATCACGTAATTCACCTAATTTACGCATATATTCTAATCTTCTTAATCTTTTTTCATTTGGTGTTAATGATTCATATTCATCTTCATCATTTTTATTTTCTACTTCATTATTTGTATTATTATTTTCTGGTTGTGTACTATTTCCATTTGGATGTTCATTATTATTATCCGTATGAATTTCTTCTCTGGATTCTGATCTAGTTGGTTCTTTTTTATATGAATTTATATCTTCATCAATATCATCGTTATCTTGATTGTGATTGTCATTAGTATTTTTAGAAAAAGACCATCTCTCATCTTTATTTCTTAATTTTTCACTATTAGCAAACATATCGACTTTCATATCTGTACTTTCAGCAATATCAGTATTTTCAAAATTAAATTCTTGATCATCATCAGACATTTTCAATCTTAATATAAATATAATTTGTAAGTTTTATATATTTAAATTACGCATTAATTATATATTATGTATAGTGATTTAGATAACGCATTTAATAATAATACAGAAGATCTTGATAAGATGGCAAGAGATATACATATTAAAAAAAATAATTTATTTAACTCAGTATATGATGATTATAATAAACAAAAACTTAAATGGGATCAGGATATAAAAGAATATAATTCAGGTAAAATACATCCAAATAATTTAAAATCAGATATGACAGATTCTATATCAATTGATTCTATATCATATGATTCAATATCAATTGATTCACCTGATTTAGATTCAATTATAGATTCTGGAAAATTTAAACAAAATTCAATTAATAAATATGTAAATAATAAAAATAATAAATGTAAAAATATGAAAAAAGATGAAGATGTTTTTTTACATATAAAAAATTGTTATGATTGTAGAAATAAATTAATAAAACATCTT